CAGTAGCTGTAAAGCTTTGCCTTGTTTGGGTAGCCTGTGGAACAGGAATGTCACCTATATATCCAGCCATTACTCTGCCTCCAATGCTGCTACTTTGGTTTCGAGTGTTTCTATCTTGGCTATTGCTTCTTGCAGTGCAGCCGTTAGCAATGGTACTAGTTTAGATTGGTCAATGCCTTGCATTACTGCATCGCCATTGTCATCAACTTCATCTTTTGTGCCAGTGATTGCTTCTGGTACTACTGCCTGTGCTTCGTGTGCTAAGAAACCATCTACCGTAGTGTCTGCATCTGCAATGAAGTTAAAACGTTTAGGTGCTAGTTGTTTGACTCTTGTTATCCCATCAGAAATGTTTGATACATTTTCTTTAAGGCGATAATCACTAGATGTATTATAAGCTGTGGCACTGCCATTTGTAGTTATGGAACCGACTTCACCATTAGGATTTAAAAAGTAAATTAAACCTTGGTTGTTTGATGATGAAGTAGACAGAAATAAGTTTCGTCTACCGTTAGAATCTACTTTAAATGCAGAGCCTCCACTACCTGCACTTGGTGCCGAAGTAGTGCCTATGTTGAGATTACCATCATGGTCTAATCTCATACGCTCAGTCAATGCACCACCGTCAGGCTGTGTTCTAAAAGCTAATCTACCATTATCAGTTGCACCGTCAGTAACACCTTCTATTTCAGCAACAACTTCACCAGCCCTTTGAAAGTTAATTTGTCCAAGCGTAGAACCAGTACCCGCATCATTGTGGTCAAAGTTTAATTGTCCACCCTCATCACTTTCAATTTGTAATGCTCTATAGCCAGAGCCGCCTGCTTGCGTTGAAACATCTATACTAGTAGTACCAATTCCTACATTACCACCTTTTTCCACAACAAATTTACTAGCATAGTCTGTGCCAGTAGCTGATGAACTAGTTTGCAAATCAAGTATATATTGACCAGTATCATTATCACTAGTTCTAATTTGTAAGCCTTGAGAGCCATCGCTGTTATTTGTTATTCTTGCACCAAAAGCATCAGCAGATTCTACAATGTCTAATCTATGAGCAGGGGCGTTTGTACCTAAACCAAGATTTTGTTCAGCGTCAATTCTCATGGCTTCAGTAGGACTAGCGCCATCAGAGCCATCATTAGTCTTAAATATCAAATCGCCTTTTTCATCGTCAGCCGTACCATCATGGCTACCTTGAATCTCAGCTAGTGTACTTTCCTCACCGCCACTCTGTTGACCTTTGAAAATAACCTTACCTTCACGCCCACCATCAGTGTCTTCGTGGGTGTTATTTATTATGGTAACTTCTGGCGTTGTGTCTGTAGCCGTAACATCTTGAGCATTAGCTACAGTTGTACTTAAACTAACAGAACGTGCGCCTATATATCCAGCCATTAGGTTTGCTCCAATATACTCAATACTACATCTGCACTAGCTGCAGTATCTGAGGTTACAGTTACAGTGTCAGAGGACTCTAGGATAATCTTACCATCCAAAACTGACAAAGCAGATTGTGCTGGTATAGGAGCGTCCTTTATTACATGGACACCAGCAGCTTTTACTGTAACCTTTATTTGGCTGGCAGTAGTATTGGCTACGTTTAGACCAATAGTAACTGTAGTCGTTGAAGGTGGACAAGTATAGGTAGTAGTTTCATTAGTACCTACTGAACTGCTTGTGAAGTTTTTGAATGTGTTAGCCATGTTGAGTTATCCTCTTATGCTACGTCATCAAGTAAAGCAGCCACTATGCAATTAACTGTACCTGTACTAGATACTGCGTGAACGTCTGCTACTGTAGCGTTTGGACACTGAATAGACAGAGATTGTCCTGCACCTACGTAAAGAGCATCTGTTTCTGAAGCTGAAGCTGTACCAGCGTCTAAAACAATATAGACAGCGTTAGATGAGTCAGTGTTCTTGACATATAAGAACTTAACTTTGTCTGCTGTGTGTACTGCTGTAGGTGCTGTTGAGCTATCTACTGCTGTGTAGTCAATAAAAGTACCAGTGATTAAATCACTTGATGTGTTATTGACTGCTGATAGTTTATAGTACCATTTATCGTTTGCGTCAGCAGGTGTAACTGTTGTTGTAGTTGAAATAGTTTGAGCTATCTCATCGGGCAACACAGTAACCTGTGACACTACTGTTGCGTCATCTGCCATTTTATATCTCCTATCCTAATGCAATGGCTAGAGCAAGCGAGTTACCTGCAGGTTCAAAGGCATCCCCTGCTGCTGCTCCGTTTACAAAACTAGAACTTCCTTCATTGAAAAATCTAGTAACGTTAGTTGCTGTATTAAAGTAGAAATCCCCTGAGGTTAGAGCACTACCGTTTAAATCTGTTGATGGGTCTGAGGTTGCAGCACCTAAATAGAATCCTTCTATCTCATCTACTTTACCTGCTGCTGCTGTAGCTGAGGCTGCTGCTTGAGTAGCGTAGTACTTAGCTGAATACTCTGCGTTGTCAACTGTACCTGATGTATAAGTAGCCCAATCTTTTGCTGAACCACCACTAGCTGCGCCTCTGCGTTGTGTACCTATAGCGTACTCTTTAGATGAGTACTCTGATGTATCTACTGAGCTTGCTGTTTCTGTAGCCCATTCTTTAGCTGCACCAGCACTAGCTGTGTCTGTAACTCCTGTACCACCTACAGCCCAAGCCTTAGCTGAGTGGTTAGTTCCATCAACAGCACCAGTTGTTTCAATAGCCCAGTCTTTAGCTGGACCTTTACCTGCTGTATCAGTTATACCTGTGCCACCTATAGCCCAAGCTTTAGATGAGAAGTCACTTCCTGTTACAGCACCATCAACCTTGTTAGCGTAGTTACCTGATAGTGTAGCTGAGGTAGCTGCAGCAGTTGCGCTTGTAGCAGCGGCAGCAACTACGTCAGTTCCTGTTGCATCTGTAATTGTAGACACGTTAGTTATAGCATTACCATTAAGGTCTAGGTTTGCTGCCATAGTGTTAGGGCTACTACCATCTCTTGATACAGTATTATCAAAAGCATCTCGTAACGCTACATAGTTAGCGTTCAAAGCTGTAATGGATGCGTGTCCTGATGTGATTGTACTTACTGTAGGTTTTTTAGCCATAGCTTAGTTTACCTTTAATCCTAATCGTTGAGCATCATCCTTCAACAGTAACAATGCTTCATTGTCCTCTTCTTCTCGCTCTTTGGCTTGAAGTTTTTTCTTTGCTTGAGATGCGTTATCTTTATCCAGCCAGCCTTTCTCAAGTAATAGCTTTGCTGCACTGAAGGAGCTTCTACCTCCAGATTTCATTTCTTCAGCTATAGCTTGTATAGCATTAGACTTTACTTTTACTTCTACTTCCTTTCGCCACTTCTTGACAAAGGGTTTGATTTGAGGTGCGTTAGATATTGTCTGCCATATATCCCAAGAACCAAATACTCTCTGAGCAAAATCGTACTCAGTAGGATCATTAGGAACCATAGAGACATACAACAGATGTAGAGAAACGTAAGTTTTATCATCTACCTTTATGTCTTTTTCTTTTGTTGTAAAGATAACATCCGTAGTATCATAGTAGGACAATTCGTAAAATAAACTCTTTGTCCTACATTTACCATTCGGACCCTTTAGCTGGTTTGTAGAAAACATCATACTATCTAGAAACTTAACTTTGCACCAACTGTAATATCACCAAACTTAAAGTCTTCATCTGAAGATACTTTAGTGTAGGTTGTTATACCTTTCCATACATATTCAGCTTTCCAGTCAACACCATTAAAGATGTCACCGTTGTTTAGGTCTAGTACATCTATAGTTGTTTCAGCAGTAAAAGAAGCACCATAAGCACCTAAACCCATAGAAGGTGTTACGTCTAGTGTCCATACTTCTTTATTTGTTGTGTACGTTAGTTCTGTGTCAGCACCAATAGATAATCCGTAGCCTATATCCATAGCCGTTGCTGATGTTGCCATAGTTGCAAAAGCAACTGGAAGTAATAGTTTTTTCATGTTATTTTCCCTACAAACACTTTATTTTAGTTACACAATTTAAAGTATACCACAGGACAAAACTAGTGTCAACAGTAAAAATAAAAAATATTTATTTTATCTAAAAACCTTGACAGGTGGTGATATTAGTGGTATAATAAATTATCCCTTGGGGATGGGCTATAGTGTCTCTACTCTTGCTAGTAATGGTAGTGTTGTTTAGTACTAGTGTCTAATACTAAACGTAATCCATCTGCACCATCACCAATATCATATCTTTGTCAGCCTACTTGGGTAAAACCTAGGTAGGCTTTTTGCATTAGTAAAAAACTTATGAGAAAATTTGTTGGCACAATGTACATACAGGCAGGTACACGCACACCCCTGAGCTACCCTTTGCAAGATACAAATATTTTTTTACCCTACCCTAGCAACTTTTGTGATCACAAATGGAATAACTTTAGTAAAACGTGATCACAATTTAAGTTTTCTTTAGTAAATTCGGTCGGGAAATGTGATCACAAACCCCTCACCAAAGCTAAACCACTGTTTTCTATGACAATGTTATGTTATAACACTTGGGTTTTACTTAGGTCAATAATGCTGACGTTTTCCCAGACAAAGGTAAATACTGTTGACCTATTTCTTTTGTATATATACTGTGTCTATAGCCTTAGTGAGAACGAATCATGAACGAATCACTAACCTAGAACAAACGTGAACAAACAGTGAAACCATGCAAGCTGCTGTCAAAATGTTCAATTTGGTAAATGCTTGAGGTAGGTGTAAACTGTTGTTTTTAAACGGAAATAAAAAGTGTTTGACATGTTTTATTCTTTCATGCTTAATGATTGCAGAAACAAACAAAAGGACAAAACAAAATGATCAGACAAACGATGCACGATGTAGCCAACTTCAAAATGGGTGATATACAAAAATTGAAGGATAGCGACACATATCATAGGACTTTGGTGATTATATTAGAGGACGGTAGCAAAACTGAAATTGTACTCTTTACTGACAAAAAAAGTGATATAGTACCAATCAGTATGTAAAATAAAACTTGACTATCTCTTTTGGCTGTGTCTTAGATACAGTCATGACGGAAAGTCAACCGCAGACGGGAGCCTTTAGGCCATGAACCTGAGCATTGATTGATCCAAGCTCCGTAGGTGTAATCCAGTCCTACAAAATAAAGACTAAAAAATAAATACTTGACTAACTAAATTAAAACTGAAAGACTGAATACAACAAAACAAAAGGTAAACGATACGACACAAAAGGTAACACATAATTTGCAATAGCTCATAGGCGTGGAAGTGAGAATACACTACAAGCCCAGTCGATAGGACAAGCAGACAATAAACGTAGGTGCTACTAAGTCTGTACAAGAGTTGACTAACTCATAACCACTGAAAAGGTGCTAACCTACTGTTTAATCGAGTGTCTTTTTCTTGGACACAATAGCTGCTAATCTAGGCCAACCTAGACTTGTGCTTGACATATGGGTTGCTGTTGTGTCTTGTGAAACAGATAGGAAGGACTAACAATGGCAATACTAACTGAAGGACAAAGGTATGAGCGCAACGGATTGTTCGCTACGCCTGAGACTATTGATGACTTGACAGATCAGCTTAACAGCCCAGAACAATGGGTTGCTTATGGCTTGACTAATAATTTCTTAGCTAGTGAGTTCAACAAGGTGTTGGACAATTTACAAATAGAGATTGACAAGCTTGAGAAAAAATGCAAGTTCTATAGACAAGCCTATAATGGTGCAGTAGAATTTTATAATATGGAAAGTGAGGACAAAGAATGAAACAATACACAAGAAACATTCTAAAGGTTTACAGCAAGTGTAAGCATGACGAATTACAACATGGGCTTACATGGTACAGGGATGCTAACCAATGGTGCAATGCTGTAGCTATAGAACACAAGCTACCTTTGCATATTGTTGTTGGTGTAGTGGCAGCATTGTCACCAACTAATAGATGGTCTAGAAACCTGATTGACGCTAACAACCTGATAGAAACATTTATAAATGGTGGGTATGTTGAGGACTGCAAAGTCTGTACATACAACACAATGCGAGACAAGGCATGGCATATCTTACAGTCAATGCCTCATACACCTGATGACGTAGCATTCATACTCAATGGTGCAAAGATTACAGACTTTTTCAGATGTATCATGGGCGATGATGTATGCGTTATTGATGGTCATGCTTGGTGCATAGCCAACAACGATAGACGCAAGATGCAGAACGTACCTAACATAGGTAAGAAGCTAAGGGAACAACTACAGAAATGCTACTCAAACGCAGCTAAGAAACATGGAATGACAGCATACGAAATGCAAGCTGCAACATGGGTAACTTGGCGCAGACTACATGGGTTGGCATAGCATGGGATACATAAGGGAACTGCCTCATGGCAAATGGGCAGTCTATGATGACAACGACAAGTTAGTTATCATAACAAGAGACAAAAGAATTTGCCAAAATTATATGGACAAACAACAACCAGAAAAGGATTAACCAATGTTTGTATTATTCGCAACTAAACCACTAAATGATGACACTCAGGGCTTTAGGTTTAATATCCTAGGCATCAAGGGTCTAACACGTAAGCGACTATATAAGAAGCGATACGGTATCAACAACGGTACTTGCATGAAAGCCTATCACTTGGGCAAGCGTTCTATCTACTTCGAGACTACGAGTAATAGAACTACAGCAAGACAGTTCAAGCACTTTGCAGGATAAAGTATGAGTGATGTTGAAGCTAAGGGTACAGCTAAGGTTGTACCCATAGAACAGTATTATAATGATATATCTAGGATCATTGATGATGCTGAGTGGATGGGTGATGATGACGTAGTAGAGTTATACTTACCTGAGAAGGAACAAATAAGAAGACAGATGGATGATGGTGACTTATGGTATCCTAACTTCTAATAGTACCCTGTCTAACGACAGCCCTATTTTACCAACATTTTCTGATTTGTCAAGGAGAAAATTAAATGAAAGACTTTATTGCAGGAAAAAATCCAGATGCTAGGGTATACAAAAACCCCTATCATAACTTTGATGAGGAAACTTGGAGTGCTATAATTCAAGGTAACTCCCTGTTGATCTACTGGTTTACCATATGGATAGACCAACACGAATGGGATGAGGATGCACCAAAGATACAAGACTTCATGGCTGTCGAGTATCAAAAAAGTGCAGGTACTTCACCCTATAAAATGAAAGGTGAAGTGGATGTATTCGGTGACTACACACACGAAGGTGATGACGATCTAGCTGCCTACTTCATTATCAAACTAAAGGTAGGTGGCAAGGATAGACTAGCATACATATACCCATATGCTATTGTCGCTATGCCTAAGGCTGACGGTGGGTATCTTGTAGTAAGGATGGACTGATGAAACTATACAAGAACAGCAACGGAGTGTGGGCAGGAACACAAGCTGACGCACGTAAGATGTGCGGCAAAGCCTACACGCCTGTCGATGTGCCAGTAGACAAGCCTAGCTTGTTGATGTTTCTCAATGCCAATAAGGTAGGCTCTGGTGCTATTGCCGATAGTCAAGACATTACAAGTGAAGCTACCGAACTGAACATGGGTGCTATGTCATGGATCAGGTGGAGTCACGACTGTATGTGTAGAGGACAGTATGACGATGCAAAAGAAATGCTACGCAAAGGATTGGAGTTAGCAAGAAAGGAGAGAACAGATGATGTGGATATTAGTGTGGATGCAACTAGTGACTAGCCAAGGTGTAGAACACTATCAGCTAGGCACGTTCACCAAAGAAACAGACTGTCAGGTAGCACTGAAGGAAGCTGTAGTGTTAGTCAACACCAGTGCAGAAATGCTTGCCTGTCTAGAAGTGGACACAAGACAATGAAAATATATGCTTCCATTGAGAAATGTGACGAGTGTGGTGGCTCTGGAAAAATATCATACGACAAACCAGAGCCTTGGATATGCAGGGATAGTCCACCTTCTTTAGAGGAAGTAACAGAGGATTGCCTAGAGTGTGGTGCTCTAGGTACAGTGCAAGTCATTAACATAGAGGAGAAATGACATGGAAATAATTATAGACGCACCAAACATAGAAGACGCAGAGATGATGGCACGAGCCATTCAAGAACAGACAGGAATAAAAAGAGACTTAATAAAGCTTGACATTGATGATACTTCTGTGGTAGAGGATAATCAAAGGAGTGATTTGTTAGATGAATTGGAAGAATAAAGAAGAGGACAACCACTACGTAGGTAAGGAGCCATGCCCTGAGTGTGGCTCTAAAGATAACCTAGCTAGATATTCTGATGGTCATGGTTGGTGCTTCGGCTGTAACTACAGGGAGCCACCAACAGATCAAGAGGTGATTGAACCTACTGCTGAGGTTGTAAACCTAGAGAAGATGACAGCAGTTTACAGAGCAATGAGGGGTATACAAGATAGCACCTTCAGGTTCTTTGACTGCTACACTTACTTGGATTCAGAGGGTGTAGAGAAATACCAGAACTACATCTACCCCTCTGGTGGTGTAAAGACTAGGTACTTTCCCAAAGATTTTTCTGCAAAAAATTTTAAGGCAGATGAATTGTTTGGTATGAACCTATGGAATGCAGGATCAGGTAAGAAGGTAACGATAACAGAAGGTGAGCTAGATGCTATGTCTGCATGGCAGATGTGTAACAGCACAAAGTATCCTTCAGCATTCGTGTCCTTACCGTCATCTAATCCATCAAGAAAACTGTGGGCTAACGTGAGTAAATGGTTGGATACTTTTGACCAGATAATACTTTCGATAGAGCATGATGATCAAGGGAATGCTGTTGCCCAACGCATAGCTAACCTCTTTCCTAACAAGGTCTATCGTGTACAGCATGACAAGTACAAGGATGCCAATGAGTTCTTGGAAGCAGGAGCTAAGTCAGAGTTCTACAATGCTTGGCTACACGCAAAGAAGTACACACCTGAGAATGTTCTCAACACACCTGACCAGTTTCTCAAGCTGTACAACACAACAGAGAACCATGTCTATGTACCAACAGGTATATCAGACTTCGATGATCTGTGTATGGGGTTGATGCAAGGACACTTCACCCTGTTCAAGGCACAGACAGGCATAGGTAAGACAGAGTTTATGAGGTACTTGGAGTTCTACATACTAAAGAACTACCCTGACATACCTATTGCTGCTTGGCACATGGAAGAGACTAAGCTTCGTTCATTGCTAGGGCTTGTATCTTATGACCTTAAGTCAAACGTAACACGCAAGGACTTGATAGAAGAAAAGGATATGCACGACAAGGTTGAGCAGAGTATCACCAACCTGACAAAGAACGAAAAGTTTTTTCAATTCTTTTTGAATGATGAGGATGATCCTCTTGACATTCTGTCTCATATCAGGTATCTGTCTCAGGCGTGTGGTGTTCGTTACATATTCTTCGAACCCATACAAGACATAGCAGCCAACACTGGTGGTGATGAGGGCAAGGAACAATTCCTAGCTGACCTGTCAGTGAGACTATCTAAACTTGCTGCTGAATTAGGAGTAGGTATAATTACTATAGGACACACAAACGATGACGGTCAGGTCAAGTACTGTCGTATGATTGAGCAACGTGCCTCAGTTGTAGTCGAGTTACAGAGAGACAAGATGTCTGAGGATGTAGATGACAGGAATACAACCAAGCTATTGGTTACAAAGAACAGACCAGTAGGTCCAACAGGATATGCAGGTCAGTTGAAGTTCAACCCAGATAGCTTTACATTAGGAGAAAAGTATGGAGAGTATTGACCCATATGCTGTCTTTGCAGCAGTACTGTACTTCTTTGGATGCTTCTTGTATTACGTACACGTTAAGACAATACTGTATCTATTGGAAAAAGAACACGAAATGAACAGAACAAAAGTACTAGGTGATAGTATCTTCTGGGTATTCAATGTTCTTATGTTGATGTGGATAGAGTTTACAGGAGAAGATGATGCTGCGTAGAGTTGCAATGGACATAGAGACAGACGCACTTGACGCTACTAAAATCTGGGTTGTTTGTGCTGAGGAAATAAATACAGGACAGAAGTTTGAGTTCTGTAACCTAACAACAATCAAAGAAGAAAGGGATCGCTTTGTTGAGTACTGTAGAGATGTTGACCAGTTTATTTTCCATAATGGTATTGGTTTTGATGTACCAATAATCAACAGACTGATAGGACACACCATTGATTTGGATAAAGTTCTTGATACACTGATTGTTTCTAGGCTGTTCGACTACGGTATCAAAGGTGGTCACAGTCTCAAGGCTTGGGGTATGAGACTAGGAGACTACAAGCTAGACTTCAAAGACTTCTCTAAGTTATCTCAAGAGATGATTGAGTACTGTCACAAGGATGTTACAGTTACAGTGCAGTTGTTTAACAAGTTGAAAGAGGTTATTCTGTCTGAACAGTGGCAAGATTCTTTACGTTGTGAGCATGACATACAGATACTCTGTGAGCAGATGAAGGACAACGGCTTTTATTTCAACAAACAGAAAGCAGAGGATATACTAGATGAAGTACATCAACGGATGGCCTATCTTGAAGATACCTTCCAAGAAGACTTCCCACCTAAGCTTGAGGAAGTCAATCGTATCAAGTACAGAAGGAAAGCAGACGGTTCACTATACGCTAGTGTCACGAAAGCCCAACACGATTACGCAAAGACAGATGTTGTGCAAGGTTCTGACGGTAAGGAACTAGTATGCTACGACTTCATAGACTTCAACCCTGCTTCACCAAAGATGAGAATAGATAGGCTATGGGATGCAGGTTGGAAACCAATAGAGAAAACAAAAGGGCATACAGAATATGAAAGAGAACAAAGATCGTGGGGCTAAGTTTGCTAGGTACGGATGGACGTTATCTGAGGCAAACCTTAACACACTACCTGAGACAGCCCCTGCAGGAGGCAAACGTCTAGCAGAGTGGTTGACCCTTGAAGGTAGACGATCCTCACTGGTGGAGTGGCTAGGGCATTGTGGTGAAGATTCACGTATTCACGGTAGC